TTAGCCTAATTTGCTGTTTAAAAGCTCCACCTGATCCCGGTCTTTATCACACATCCATTTCGAGTAAACCTTATACACCATACTGGCATCAGTATGCCCCATCTGACTGGCGATGAAAGAGGGGATCGCTCCTGCAGACAACAACCAGCACGCGTAAGTATGGCGAGACTGATAAGGCACACGACTGCGTATTCCCGCTTTTTTTAAGCCCTGCTTCCAGCTATAGCCCAGCGCGTTTTTTGAATAATAGGGATTCGGAACGGCAAATTTAATTACCGGACGAAACACAAACCGTACGTGCTGCTGTTCAGTGCTCGCATACGCACGATGGTTAAATGTAATTTCTGTCGTCTGGTCTGCACCGGTCAGATGGAACTGATCTCTTAACGCTTCAAGGGCTGGCTCCAGCAATGTAATCGTGCGTTCTCCGGCGGACGTTTTAGGCGGCCCGAATTGATCGTAGTTGTTCAGATTCCGACTGACGTGAATTTTTCCATTGACCAGATCAACATCATCCCATCCAAGTGCGCACAGTTCCCCATGACGAAGACCAGCGTAAAAGGCCAGTTTCCATAAGTTAACAACTGAAGCCGGTAACACCGAAATGAATCGCTCGTATTCTTCCGTCGTAAATGGATCCGGTGCTTTCCGCGGCCGCTTCAAAGAAGGAATATCTTCAAAAGGGCTGTTGGTAATAATGTGGCTACGTTTGGCAAATTTCAGCATGGCGCAAAGTGTGCGGATTTGCTCGTTTACCGTGGCTGGTGCCCGGCCCGTTTTATTCAGGTGTGGCACAACATCATTACGTACATCCCCCAGCAACAACTCCTTCCGGTATCTCAGAATGTCGATCTGTTGAATATCGGTGATCAGGGTTTCGCTACCAACGATCCGCAGCAGAATCTTGATGATGGAATGCATGTTCCGCGCTGATGCGTAGGACATTTCCAGCTCTTTGGTTCCGCTGTATTCATCACAAAGTTCCTGGAAGGTACTAATCCTCAACGTAGTTGAGAATTTTTTTGCTGCCTTAGAGCCAGGAAACTGCAGGCCATAATCGAATATCCCCATCTGGATATCACTGGTGATCTTCGCTCTGAGCTGGCCTGCTTTTTTGAGGTTGGCGTTCGTCACCAGCCAGCCTTTAAGCGTTTCCCGGCAACGAACCCCTCGATAAATGAACCATATCCGAATCTTGCCATTGTGAATTTCAACACCCGTTGGCGCCACGTCACTGCTCCTGAACGAAACTGTTTATCTTTGGGAAGTTGTACCAAAGTGTCGCCCGCGGAGAGTTGTTATCTCCTTCAGTCTGGGTTACACGCTTAAAATGAATACCTTCGATCCAGCGATGAGCGCGGTAGCAAGTTATCTGCCGCTTTGAGAGTCCCGTTCTCTCACACAGCTTCGCTTCAACCACCCACTCTTCATTAAAAATCACCTGTGCCATCTTTCACCTCAGGTAACCGACATCATTATAAAGATGCCGGTTGTTAAACATTGATATTTCAATATCAGGCGATCTGCCCGGGCAAAGATCGCAGGCGGCGCATGCCGGTCATCGCTGTGGCCACGTAACTTGCCTTGCGGTTCACCACCTCCACCCACATCTTTACCCCTTCAACTCGTACCGTGTACGTCTCTTTCATCCGGCTGCGCCCGTAATTGCCGTAGCGTTCTGCGTGGGCCGCCAGGGCAATGTCGCAGGCTTTACGCGCCAGCGGTGACTGTGTACTGCGGTTGATTAATCGCATAATTTCTCTACCGGGAGGGCGAACCCTCCCGCCTCCCTTAGGCCACGTATTCCGGTTTCATATCTGCCAGGGTGATGCTGAACTTATCGTGCAGGTCATCGCCCAAGTGACGTTTTGCCGACGCCAGTACGCGCTCGACTTCCTCGAAGCGCTCGGCACCATCCGGTTCGCCGGGCTGCGGCAGGGAGTTGATCGCCGCCTCGACCCGGTTATATGCATCCACCAGGTGGTAACGCTTCACGGCCTTGTTTTTCAGCTCGGTGTACAGGGCAGAACCCAGCGCATTTTTGGCGCTTTCGATATCGGCCCGAACTGCTTTGGCGTTATCTACGCCCTGAGCTGCCTCAATGCGATCCCGGAAATCATCAGCCATAGCATCGACGTTGGCGGCTGATTCCTGCGCACTATGGGTTGTTGTTACAGTGTCACTATGGATGTCAGCTAAGTTAACGCGCTGCGGTGCCGGGTTGATCTCCTTCTCGGTGCGGGGTTCAACTTCATCCGGGCTGTAGACGCCGAGGATGACCTCAGGGCAGTACAGGCGCGCCCAGTACTTCACCGCGAGATAGGCGATCTGCTGCTTGGGTGCCGTTTTCCACAGTGGGGAGTTCCGGGTGGTAATGTCAGCCAGGTAAATGTTCTCGCCCCAGGTGATATCCGTCTCGCCGCGCAGGACAGCGCCAACCCGGACAAACAGGCCCAGCTCATCGCGGCCGTCTTTCTTACCGGCGATCTTTTCCCAGTCGCCGCCGTATTCGTAATGGAAACGGCCCACTATGGCGCTTGAACTGGAGATAACTGCGTTTACCAGCTGCGCTTCGTAACCCAGTACGCCGTTGACCAGGTGCGTTTTCTGAGCGACCGCGTAAGGGTTCATGCCCCACTGCATGGCCTGCATGACGATCGCCATGCAGTCGGCTGGTTTACCTGCCAGGTGTTTCGGTACAGTCACAGCAGACTGCGCCATCAGTTCAGCAAATGCGGTCAGCTGGCCTAGTGCCTGTACGTTGAATACAGCGTTACTGGCAGAGATAGTGTTTGGAGTCTGCTCTGCGGCGATGATATTGGTGTTTTGCATGGTCATTATCTCCATTAAGCCAGGCGCAGCGCTTCAAGGCGGCGCAGGTCGAAGTCGTTCAGTTCGTCGGTGTAGTCTTCGGTGATCGGCGCTGGCCACACGCCAGTGTCGAAAGCGTTAGCGATGCGATTCATGGTCTGGCGATACTCGAGCATGCCCAGCTCAATCAGTTCTTCGCTGGCCTCAACGATGGCGATCCAGTGATAACCCTCGTCTTTGTTAACGAAAATCCAGAAGAACTGATCCAGCGCCGCGGCATTCATGTACATAGCCGCGCTGAGGTGATAATCGCGGTCGATAATTTCGCGGTGCAGTCGAGAGCGCAGACCGGACTGCTTCACGTTCCACATGCTGATGGTTTTCAGGTCGGCCCCGATGCGAACGGCGTCGATGTCGATTTCCAGATCCGGGCGCACGCGGATTTCCAGCCCGGTCTCCTCATCGATACCGAAATAGCTCGTCTCAACAGCGCGATCAGGGTGCAGCAGCAGCTTGCCGGCAGTCGGGTGATCGTGAAGTGCTTTCTGAATGGCCAGCGCCGTTTGCATCTGCTGCTGAGTAACCAGAATCTTGTCGTCCGGGTTCTCGCGCCACGCATCCAGCAGTTCGTCAGCAAATACCGCATCCGGCTTAACGGACTTCACCGCCTGGATCATTTCCGCTTTGGTGCCGGACACTTTCAGCGGTGCCGGTTTCTGCGCTTCCTGTGCCACCAGGTCAGGGTTGATGATCGCCAGCTGCTCGAGGAGCGCATCACGGCTGCCGCTGGTTTTCACCGGCGCGGGCAGGGTGGCGTTGTACTCTTTGATGCAGGCTTTCATGGCTGTGGCGGTATGTTTCGTGCCGTTCTCAATTCGCTGATAAACCTCTGGCAACTGCTCATAAGCTGCGTAGGTTTCATCAACAGATGCACCCAGCGGTAACTGTGCAGGCAGGGTGGCGTTGTACTCGTCCAGCAGCGCCTTGATGTCGTCGGCACTCAGCTGCGCTGGCAGGCTGGCGTTATGCGCATCGATAAAGGTGCGCAGGGTCGCCGCGGTGGTGAATGCCCCTTCCGGGATCACCGGCTCTACGCTGAACTCTTCATCGAGGTTTTCCGGCTGCAGCGCCAGCGCATGCACCAGGTTACCCATATCCAGCACTTTGGAGCCTTCGCGCGGAATGGTCTTGGCGACATGGCGCGCGTTGAAGTACATCAGGCTGACTCGGGCATCTTTCACCTGGGTGCTGCTGATCCCGTTCGCTGCGTGGTAGACGTTATTCGGCAGACCTTCATAGCGGCCCGGTTCGAAGTACGCCGGGTATTCCGGTGCGCTGGCGGTTTCCTCCGGCGCTTCGGTGGTAACTTCCGGCTGCGTGGCGTTCGGCAGCTCTGGCACGGCGGCGGCCAGAACTTCTGCCGGGTTCAGGGCATCTGTTTGCGGATCAGCTGCATCAGCGCTTTCGCCTGGTGGTAACGCGTCACCAGCTTCTCCTTCCTGCGGGTTAGTCTCTTCCATCTGCACATCGCTGGTGGTCTCCGTTACTGTTTCCGTTTTTTCGACTGCATTTGAGGGGGTATTGATGACCGGGTCAGTATTTACACCCATCAGGCCCTCGATAGAGAACACGCCGCCGCCGAGGTTCGCGACCTGCGGCTGGCTGTCGGCAGCACTCACCCACTTAGGCAGGGTCTGCGTTTCTGCTTCATCTTCATCAGCGAGTTTTTGCTCACCGGCTTCTACCCATTTCGGCAATGCGTGTTGCTCAGCAGCCAATTGTTGGTTGACTTCACTTTCCCAGCTCACTTCAGGAGTGTGGCGTGCCGCCGCCAGCATTTCCGCTGTAGGATGCTCATGGTCGGTTTCGGTCAGGTTTGCGTGAATGTGTCCGCGAATATGCTTAGGCTCGAAATGAAACCCTTTAAAAGCGCTACGGATCAGCGCAAAAATTGCGGCGCGAGAATAATCCAGAATGCCGGGCGTTGCGCGCAAAGCTTCAGACCATTCTTTAAACGGACTGTGATTCGCTGCGACGATAGCTTGCGCCTCGCGGAAAACATCGCTTGGAATGTCATAAATATTGAAATCGGCTGACAGGGTTGCCAGTGCAATCTCAGTATCGAGACCGTCCAAACTGGGTTTGTAGTTAGGGGAGCGATCGGTCTTAACTCCGCCGCCCGGCTGTGCTACCGGCACCTCAGGTTCAGCAGCTGCGTCTGGAATCTCACTCTCCTGCCGCTCGCTGACCGAACGGATAGGCATAAGCTCAGTCGCTTCATTGAAATTTGTCGTCATAGTTCGGTTAACGAACTCGAGGTGTGCAACTGGAGTCAGGTGAATATTCTCTGGTGCGATGCGCACCAGGTTAAAAATAGCCGTGCGGTTATCCGCATACCGCGCTGCTGTATGTGTCGTTCAACGCAAAATCCTTCAACAACATCCCGAAGATATCCTGCAAGCCGAAAGGGCGGATTATCCGCATCCCGCAGAACTATGATCCGGTTGGCCGGGTTTATAACGGCACCTGGGATGGGACATTTAAATGGGGCTGGTCGAATAACCCGGCGTGGATCTGGTTCGATGTACTCACGGAGCCGCGCTTTGGCCTGGGTCGTCGGGTAACGGCAGCCATGCTGGATAAGTGGGAGCTGTACCGCATAGCCCAGCGCTGTGACCAGAAGGTACCCGATGGTAAGGGCGGCACCGGTACCGAGCCGCGCTTCCTGTTTGACGTCTATATCCAGTCGCAGGCCGATGCCTGGCAGGTGATAAAGGATATCGCCGCTGGCTTCAACGGTATGACGTTCTGGGGCAACAACATGTTCAATGTTGTCTCGGACATGCCAGCGGACACGACGAAGCTGCAGATCCTCACTCGCGCCTCGGTCGTCGGTAAGCCGAACTATTCCAGCGGCAGCGAGAAGAACCGCTACAGTTCTGCGCTGATTAACTTCAGCGACCCGGATAACCACTACCAGGATCGCACCACTGCGGTGATGTTTCCTGACCTGGTTAAGCAGTTCAAATTCAAGCAGACGCAGCTGACTGCCATTGGCTGTACGCGTGAGAGTGAGGCGCAGCGTCGCGGCGGCTGGGCGGTGTACTCCAACTATCTCGATCGCCTGATCACGCTGCAAACCGGGCTGGATGGCTTTGCCTATGTTCCCGGCACCGTGTTCGCTTTTGCGGATGAACGCTTTTCCGGGCGAGTGTATGGTGGGCGCGTTGTGAGTTACAACGTCGGGCTTAAAGCCGTTACAACCGATCGCGGGACCAGCGCCGTCCCGGGCGACACGCTGATGATCCGCACACAGGGCGGCATTGTGGAAAACCGGGTCATTCAGGCGGTCAACGGCACGCAGTTAATCGTGGCCACAGCTTTTTCCTCTGCGCCAGCGCCAGATGCCGTTTTCGTTATCGATGCCGGACAGCTGCGCCTGCAGTATTTCCGTGTGATGAACCTGACATTCAACGACGAGGAGAACACCTACACCATTACGGGTGCGGAATACAACGCCTCGAAATATGACGCGGTCGATAACAATGCGCGCCTGGACATCCCGCCTGTCAGCCTGATTCCTACTGGTGTTGTTTCTCAGCCCGGAAACGTCGTGGTATCGAGCTACGACTCAGTGAGACAGGGGCAACGCATTGCCACGCTGACGGCCTCCTGGGATGCTCCGCTGGATAAAGCTGGGAAACCTCAGGCAGACGTGATCGCCTACCAGGCACAGTGGCGCCGGGGTGACAGTGAGTGGGTTAACGTACCGCAAACCGGGCTGCGCAATATCGAAGTGCCGGGGATCTACGAAGGTGATTACCTGGTGCGTGTCAGGGCGATTAACGCTGGCGGCGCATCCAGCCTGTGGGCCACCTCAGTGCTGACGCATCTCAAGGGCCGGGCCGGTGATGTGCCAAAGCCCGCCAATTTCCGTACCACGCCGTTGCTCTGGGGCGTACAACTGGACTGGGATTTCCCGGCTGGTACCGGCGATACCTTACAGACGGAGATCCAGTATTCCACTGCATCGACCGGCACAAATCCGCTTCTGCTGGCTGGGGTACCCTATCCGCAGCATGTTTATCAGCAACTGGGCCTGAAAGCCGGGGTAGGATTCTGGTACCGCGCGCGGCTTGTCGATCGCACCGGCAATAAGTCGGCATGGACTGACTTCATTCAGGGCAGCAGCAGCTCGGTTGCAGCTGATTACCTGGTGGATATCGACAACCAGATCAAACAGACAGACGCGTATAAGGAACTCACCTCAGATATCGCCGATCTCAGCGACGATATTCAGTCAGCGCGCGACGACATCAGCAAAGTTACGACAGAGTCGGCGGCAACCAAAGCAGGCCTGGCACAGGAGGTCACGGACCGTAAGAAAGCCATCACCGACGAGGCAACGGCACGTGGCCAGGCGTTGCTGACCGAGAAGAACGAGCGCGTCGCGGATATCAGCAACGTCAATCAGACGATCCAGACCACCACCGAGTCACTGGCGCAGCAGATTGGGCAGATTTCTGCTGGCACCGGTTCGCAGTTCGACCCGGCAAAAATCTGGTACTTCGATTCGACGGTAGAGGGCTGGACCGGGAACGGGACCCCGACGATTGTTGACGGGTGGATACGCCCGGCGAACCATGCCACAGATCCATGGGTGGCGTCTCCCGGTTCACTGGGTGTTAACTCCTCGTCCTATCGCTTCGTTAAACTGCGCATCAGGAAGTTTGGAGCGCCGGGCTGGGCGGGGCAGCTGCGGTGGCGGGGTACCGGTGGCTTTAACGACACCAACATGGTCACCGTCGCCGAGCCTGCTTATGACGCGAACGGGATCGCCACGCTGGAGTTCGACAATATCCCCTGGTTAACTGAAACCACGATGAATCAGTTCAGGCTGGATCTGTCCACTAAGCAGGATGCGACGAATTATTTCCTGATTGACTGGGTTGCGCTCGGACGGCCTACTCCCGGGGCGGGTATGGCAGCGCTGCAGCAGGAAACGACAGCCCGTGTCCAGGGCGACCAGGCGGAAGCTACCGCGCGCGAGTCGCTGGCGACCCAGATCCGGGGCGGTTATACCGGTGATGACCCGTCGAAGCTGGCCTCGGGCTTGCTCTACACAGAACGCCAGGCGCGCATCACTGCGCAGGATGCGGAGGTGACAGCCCGGACGGCGCTGGAAGCGACCGTTAACGCCAACAAAGCCAGCGTGACGCAGGAGCTGGCAACGCTGACGACTGAGCAGGAGGCACAGGCCACCACGCTGTCGGGCCTGCAGACCACCGTCGGGAAAAATACCGGGGATATCACGCGTATCGATAAAGCCGTCGCTGATAACAATAAAGCCCAGACTACTGCACTGGCTGAGGTCAAGGCGGCAACTGACAAGAACACAGCTGCCATCAGCACGGAAACCTCGGCCCGTACGGATGGTGACAGCGCGCTGGGGCGTCGTATCGACAGCCTGAAAGTGGATGTGGACGGTAACACGGCCAGCCGCGACGCCGGTATTGTCGGTAGCGTCAGCAATGCTCTCGCCAACTTCATGGCTTTCTCTGATCAGCGCGTCACGTTTGCCGTTAGCGAAACGAAAACAATGGCCGAGATCACCGAGACCCGGAAGACCGCCGCGGATGCCACAAGCGCTGTAGCCGAACAGGTCACGACGCTTAGGGCCACGGTTGAACAAAACGGCCAGACCAACGCCGCCGCCATCACCCGCATTGATAAAGCCGTAACGGATCTGGAGAGCGCTACCGCGACCAGCATTCAGCAGGTCACAGCGTCTATTGGGAAAACTAATGCCAATGTGCAGACGACCAGCGAGGCTGTTGCTGATATCAACGGCAAGCTCTCAGCCCAATGGGGCGTTAAAGTTCAGGTGGAAGCGAACGGTGTTAAGCGCATCGCGGGTATCCAGCTGGGCATTGATGCCGCCGGCTCCTCAAACTTCCTGATTTCTGCCGATACGTTCGCGGTTTATAACCCGACAACGAACGGGCAGGAGCTGGTGTTTGCTTCGACCGGCGGCCAGTTGTTCATGCGTTCGGTGTTCATCCAGGACGGTTCCATCGACAACGGCAAGATCGGGAATTACATCCAGTCCAGCAACTGGGACGGGACCGGCAATATCGGCTGGCATATCAATAAATCCGGGTACGCCACGTTTAACGGCGTGACCGTTCGCGGCACGATCTATGCCACCGACGGGAGTTTCAGAGGCAGAGTTGAGGCGACCAGCGGGAGCTTCAAGGGCACGGTTGAAGCGACATCTTTCATTGGGGATGTCGCCAACACAGGGGTGTATCCCGACTCCAGCAACCGGTCTAACAATGCCGTTTCTACCAGTGTAGCCATGGCATACACCGACTCCAGCAATAACGGGCTGAATAAAAACGCCGTCGTGGAGGCGTTGATATATGTCCGAGGGACTACAGGCGCGGTCGGGAGTACAGTCAACATAACTATCGCGGGTAACGTTCGCACGTTCACTTTCGACGTTCCTGTTGGTGGGCTATGGTTCACCGCACGTCATGCTGCAACTGGGTTGACCGGGCAACGTATCGACGCAAACATTTTCGTTTCTTCCAGTAATGCAACCGTGGCAATTTATGCACCAACTATCACTGTGACTCGCGGTACCGGCTCCTTCTCCTGATCCCCACAACTTCAGAACCTCCAACCCAGCTCCGGCTGGGTTTTTCATTTTAAGGACATCACGAATGGCCACACTTGATGACGATTTAGCAAAAGCCGTCTCTGAAGGATTTCGCCTGGCGCAAGGCAGTATCATCAACCAGGACCTCATTTTATCGGGCACCGGTGACGTCACCGTAACCCTGGCTGACGGTTCGAAAAAGACGGGACCCAGCTGGTCGAAGCTGATCGCCCAGGCGGGTGCGGCAGGAACCAGCGCCGCTGCTGCCAAAACATCCGAAGCGAATGCCCTTGCTTCAAAAAATGCGGCCGCATTAAGCGCAACGAACGCTGCAACGTCTGAGGATAATGCACTCGCATCGAAGAATGCTGCCAAAACCTCCGAGACGAACGCCAAGACTTCGGAAAATAACGCAAAGACCTCTGAAAACAACTCAGCCGCCAGCGCCAGCAGTGCCGCCACATCACTGGCTGCTGCTCAGCTGTTGGCTTCTGTACCCTATGAGGCAGCCCCGCTCCCTGACGTATGGGCACCTTTAAACAGCGACTTGAAATTGAGCGAGGGTTTTGCCCCCTATGATAAGCTGACGATTTCCAGCCAAGTGCTGGAACTGCCGACAAAGTCACTAACGTTTAGTCGCGCAACTACAGCGACTTATATTGATAAATCCGGGGTGCTTAGAATAGCCGCAATTAACGAGCCGCGTTTTGAGAAGGAGGGTTTATTAATTGAAGGGCAGAGCACTAATTTAGCGATTTATTCATCACCGACTCAGGATTATTCCAGTTACTTTCGTAGTGGCGCAAACAATACACGAACGTTTAAACCCGAGGGTGGCGTTCTGCTTACCACATTAACGGATACAGGTACCTGGTGGGAGCAGAATATAAATGTGGCTAATTTTGACCCAACAAAGCCAGCGTCCGTGTCCTGTTATTTAGAATTTCCCGCAGCCGCCAAGGTTAGAGTAATGCTAATGCGCTACTCCAGCGAGGGCGATATTGCGGCAGCATCCATCACAGCAGCGCCTGGTGTTAATAAAGTTTCAGTGCCTGTTCTGGGTGGGGCTGTAAACCAACGCCTGGGCTTGCGAATTACGGTTGATGCCGGAACACCCGTTAGCAGTGTGATTTTCATTGACCGTATGCAAATTGAGGGATCCGCTCAGGCGACATCTTACATTCCTACAAATGGATCGTCTGTAACTCGAGCGGCTGATGATTGTACGCTTCAGCGTTCAGGTAATGATAACTACTTTGGGCCTGTTACTTTTGCAATGGAAGTTCACTGCAACGGGCAAACGCTGGCGGGCAGTGACGCCAACAGCCGCAGGGGCATAATTAGCTATTACCCGTCGTCCACAGAGTGGGTTTTCGCGGCGCTTAATTCCTCTCCCGGGTCATCAGGAAGGCCAATGTTTTGCTACGCAAGCCCCGCACTAGTAGGGGGAGCGACGGCAATAGACGATGAGAAAATTCATAATATGGCTTTCGTCTCTGACACTATAAATAAAAAGATATTCACAGACGGAGAGATTGTCACCTCGGACACCATAATCAAACCGACGCCAGGAAATGTAGGCGCAGCTAACAACACAATTTATATCGGCCGAGGTGCAGGATCAGCTGCCCCTGGCGTGCGAATGCTCAATGGTCACATTCGCAATCTGCGCATCTGGCATCGCGCCTTAACACTCAATCAAATCAAAGGACTCCGCTAATGAGAGACTTATATCTGCGCTTTAATGACGCCGACGAAATGCGCACGCAGTTAATCGCGGTGGGTTTTATGGATGATGAGGGGCAGGGAATGTTATCTCATCCTGACGTCAGCCTGGATATCGTCGGCGTTATCAGTGTCCCTGCTGGAGTTATCAATCCCGGTGAAGAAAACGAAGTTATCAAGTACACCACAGAGCCAGGCTATCACGCCAATTTGCGGGTCATGAATGACTCGCTCGCTTTATCCGGGCTGAACGACTTTGTGGTTAAACCGAAAACACCGGCTCGCGTCTGGGCGTAAGGAATTAAGTTATGGCAAACAGAATAGACACGGCTGAATTAAGCAGGGCCATTGCTACCTGGACATCAGTTATTAACGACGCGTCTCTCCCAGGTTCTGGAGTTACGGTTTTTGGAGGGCTTTTAAAGTCACAGTATACGGTAAACAATGTTGAGAAAGCTGCTGTGCAGCTTCAGGTTGTTAAACGTATCGAGTGGAACTACTCCATTGCTCGATTGACGGTAAATCAGGTAGCAGGGAACGGGGATACTGCGCAGAGTAACTATTTTGACTTTATGTCAGATGGCAACATGTATACAGCGGGCAAGCTGACCATAGGCCCCCCTAATGTAAACTCATGGTGGAACGCCGCTCAGGCTTCCGCTGCGGCATTCTTCGCTGCCACTCCTACAGATGCACCCGGCAACGGCGCTATAGCTGGTCTTTCCTGGGGTTACAGACATGGAGGTGGTTATGATTTAAGAACGATACTGGGTAATGTCGGAAACGGAACCGCCAATTGGGCCAATACCGCCATAACTCAATTCGGGGATAATGGGGCCAAGGTTCGTTACTGGTACCTGACACCAGCCAACGGGGATTTAGTCACCTCGACAAGTGGCGATGGCGGCTTTGCTGGCAACTACACCTATCAGAAGTCAGCGACCTCTGATGCCACTCTGAAGCACGATATCACCTATGACGACGGCCAGACATCTTACGAGAACATCAGGAAGCTGAAACCCTGCACGTTCGTGTATAACGGGGATTACTTTGAACGGGCACGCCGGGGGATCATTGCTCAGGATGCTTTACGCGATATTGATCGTGAGTATGTGAAGCTGGTTCCTGCTGCGCCTGAGTTCGACGAGGACGGCAACCGCTGCGACAAAGATGATACGCTGGCGCTGGATAACAACGTCATCATGATGGACACCGCACTAGCGCTCCACCACACTATCGCCAAGATGGAAGCTCTGATGCAGGAAGTCGCTGACCTGAAGGCAGAGATTAACGTGCTGAAAGCGTAACAGCATCATGATGTTCAGCAGTAATTATCAATAGGCACAGCTGCCCATTTCTTCGCTGGTCGCTCACCTCTTACCTATCAACTAATACAGGTGTTGAAGTAAAAATTTCCTGACGCTGGTAACAGTTGAAAAATATGTTCTAAGATTCCTTAAGAGCAAACCTGAGAACATGGAGTTTCTT